TGATGTCGTAAACGAAAAGCCTTGGCACGAAACTGCAAGCGGTATCGAAGCCAAAGGAAAAGAACTTGGTTTAGAGCCATCTCAGTTTGACCATTGGCAAGCGTTTAAGGTTGCGGTTATGCAGAAGAGTTTGAAGGCTGCATGATTCTTACAAAATACAACCGAGAGCTTGCACATCAGATGATTGATTCTGCACCTGATGGTCATGTCATAGAGGTTAAACCTGCCAAGCGGTCTTTAGAACAAAATCGTCTGTACTGGGCGATATTGTCAGACATTTCCGAACAGGTCGTTCCTGGTAAATCTTATGAGCCTAGCGTGTGGCATGAATACCTGCGAGCCCTGTTCTTACCTGAGCGCGTAGTAGAGCTGCCAGACGGAAGCATAAAGATGCTAGAACCGAGCACGGCAGAGTTAAAGTTGGATGAGTTTTCGCAGTATGTAGACAAGGTAACAAAGTGGGCCGTGGAGCATGAGGTAAAACTGAGTGACCAAAGATGAAAAAAGACACCTCTCCGCTGTTGCAGAACTCGGTTGTGCTGTCTGCCGAAGATTGGGATACCCTGGAACGCCTGCTGAAATCCACCATCTGCGAGCAGGGCAGGGATGGGGCCGCAGTACACATTACCATTCGATTCCCCTATGCCCAGAACACCATAGAGGCAAAACTGGAGTTCATGGACTAGGGACCAAAGGTTTCCCAAAACACTACGGGTTTACAGAACAAGATTTGCTTGACGACGTAAATAAACTCCTTGGAAAAAATTAAATTATTTGTCATCCCAATTGAACTATCCGAGGCTAATGCAACGGTAGAAGCTTGGCATCGCCATCATCAGCCATGTCAAGGACATCGTTTTAGTCTCGGAGTGATTGATGAAAACGGTATATTACATGGAGCCTGTATCATTGGAAGGCCGGTTGCGCGACTTGCCGGTGAGCCTCGCAAAGTATTAGAAGTCACTAGATTGGTGACTGATGGTACTTATAACGCTTGCTCAATGCTTTATCTGAGTTACACCATATTCGGAGTGGACAAGGGTGGGGTAGACCGAGTAATTATTTCGTCATCCCCCTCTGCCCTAGCCATCATCGTGGAGATGAAGGAGTTCACGGACTCGGAACCAAGGGCTTCCCAAAGCACTACGGATTTACAGAACAAGACCTGCTTGACGACGTAAACAAGGAACTGAATGAAAGCAATAGCGATAGCAACAACTGAGGGGAAGTGCCTTCCTGTCCTAGCCGCCTCCGTGACCTTCTACGTCCCGCAGGATGTGACGGTATTCCTAGCTGGTAGCGACATTATCTTTCCGCGCCACAGGACTGTGAACCTGCCCAACGACGCGACCAACTTTGGCGACGCTTATAACGCCGTGGTCAAGCGGGCTTTCGAGGAGGTGGACGAGGTGGTGTGTTGTAACGACGATATTGTGTTCAACCCATACACCTGGCAGACGCTTGCCGAGGATATTTCGCTACTGAGAAGAGAAAATAACCCCCTCGGCTGGGTCGCGTGCCGAAGCGACTACGCGAGAGGATACCAAAATATCCGAATCGGGCAAGGCAAGATGGAATGGTTTAAGTACGAGACCGAACACAAGATTCTGACCGCCGAGATAATCGCCCCTATCTGCGCCTATATCCACCGGGATGCCTGGGTGGACTTCCCTCCCCTGAATTGGTATTCGGACGATGTACAGTCTTTGGACGTCATGGCGAAGGGATACATGAACTTTATAAGCCGGGCCTACGTCCACCACGTTGGCTCACAAACTTGTGGATTTGACGCCAAGAATCTTATAGAATCCGCAAAACCTTGGATTCGAGAGAATAGGCCAGAACTCTACAAAGAATGGTTTCCGAAGAGCGACTAAAAAATTGGGGTTGGTGGTGTGCTTACGGGCCTCTTGGCCCAGAAGTTCGTACCACCGCCGCTTCTGCCGAGGGTAACTACGAATCTGATGACGTTTTTGAGGGCGAGGAGCCTAGACTTGAACCGGATATGTTGGACGGACAGCTAGTGGAAAACGCTATAAGGCAGCTCCCAGAAATGTCCCGCAAGGTTCTAAAGGCACGTTATATAATGTATCCGTACCATCTGAAGCACACCGTATCCCAAAGGCTACGGATTTCGGTGGACAGGCTTGAAAGTGAATTACATATCGCCAAGAGGAGGCTTTATGACCGATTACAGAGAAATACTTCAGGGAACCGAGGAGTGGCTGAGAGCTCGGTTGGGTTGTCTAACAGCATCACGGGCTAATGATGCCTGCGCTGCCGAAACGACAGCCGCTTATCAAAACTATCTCTGGCAGCTTGTAGCAGAACGCGAGACAGGTCTTGCAGAAGATACCTACGTCAACGCCGATATGCAGCGGGGAACCGAAAAAGAACCCATCGCCAGAGCCGCATACGAGGCCCACACAGGGACTTTCGTCACCCAGACAGGGTTCTGGCTCCACCCCGAAATCCCGTACTTTGGGGCTTCTCCTGATGGACTGGTCGGAGAAGGTCTTATCGAAATCAAGTGTCCGCGAACAAGTACCCACCTCCAGTACCGAAAAGAAGGCAAAGTCCCTACGAAATACAAGCGACAGATGATGTGCCAACTGCTCTGTACGGGCAAAAAATGGGTGGACTTTGTTAGTTTTGACGACAGAGTTCGGGAATCTAACAAACTTTTTATAGTCCGCTACACGCCTACCGAAAAAGAACTGGCAGATATGCTTGAGAAAGTCACGGCCTTTCTGGCCGAGGTCGAGGAAGAGTCTAAGTGAACACAGTCTTGGTAGAAGCTCTCGCGCAGGAAATCTATGAGGTTATAGACAACTACGGGGAGCAGATGCCAGTAGCGGCTGTGGTGGGTGTTTTAGAGGCGGTGAAGTATCAGTTGATGCGGAGAGCATCGGGAGACGAAGAATGAACTGGACAGTATTTGTAGTGGATTGGGATTCTTTAGGACCGGCCAAGTTTGTGCTGTTTATGGTTGGGGTCGTTATATTTTCCGTGTGGTCAGAATGGCGTCGTGGTTGATTGCAGGGATAGGTGTTGTATACCTTCTGGTAGCGGTTCAACTGCTGGTAGAGGGTAAAATAGGGCTAGGCATAGCCTTTCTAGGTTATGCACTAGGTAATGTGGGCTTGTACTTAGCAGCGAGGTGAATATGCAATACGACAATACAAATAGTGGGGTTTTGTTTAAGAACGAATCCGAGAACGAGAAAGCCCCAGCTTACAAGGGCAAGATAAACGTGGACGGCAAGGAGTATGAGTTGGCCGCATGGATTCGGGAAGGCAAGAAAGGTAAGTTTATGAGCCTGAAGGTTCAAGAACCCCGGCAGAAGAAACCCGAACCAGATTTGGTCGCAATGGATGACGATATTCCTTGGTGAACAACATGAGCATTTTCTATGACGTAGATGCCTTTATGAAGGCGGCGGGACACGGACCAGACCAGAAAAAGGTCGGTCTGTACCTAGACTTGGTGCGGGAGGAGATTGGGGAGTTAGAAGAAGCGATGGCCGCTTTCCACTCTTCCGAGAACCTTCAGGACGAGCAGGTAGCGAAAGCAGATGCCTTGGATGCGATTTGCGACTCTATCTGGGTCTTAATAGGTCTAGGGAAGGTCATGGACCTGCCAATCGAATGGGGGTGGGATGAGGTCACAATCACGAACCTCAAGAAGATTGACGCCGAACTAGGAACCGTCTTGCGAGACGACCACGGCAAGATTATGAAACCTCCTGGCTGGAGACCTCCCAATATGCTCAGGATTATCCAAGAGTTTGATAAGCAAAAATGAACTCAGGAGCCTCTTTACTTACAAGAGAGGCCACCTGTACTGGAAGCCCCGACCCGAGGAGTCGTTTGCCAAGTATTCTGCTTATGTGATGTGGAATAGGAGATATGCCAGCAAGAGGGCTGGCTCTCCTAACAAACGGGGTTATATCAGAATTGGTATAGCCAAGAAGTACTACATGGAGCACCGGCTCATCTGGCTGTTTCATAAAGGTTGGCTGCCAGAGGCTATCGACCACCGAAACGGGAAACCCGCAGACAATAGGATGTCTAATCTCCGTGCGGCTACGCAGATGGAGAACCGCTGGAACTCTCGTAGGAAGCAACCTACCAAGACGAATGTAAAAGGGGTCTACAGGCGGGATAATGGCAAGTATGAAGCCCACATCTGCGCCGACCACAAACGAATACACCTCGGGGTCTTTGTTCGCAAGCGAGACGCCATTAGAATCGTATCAGCCGCCAGAAAAGCGTTGCATAAAACATTTGCTCGGCATCGTTAGCCGGGGTGAATTTATAGCTTCTAGGGAGGAGATACTAGAGATGGTCATGTCCGAACACGAAGCCAAGATAGAGGGTCTAGCTCGCTTTGTTCTGAAGATGAGAACGAAGGAAGAGCGAAGAAAGTGGTTGCAGGGGTTCGAGGATAAGAACGGACTAGACGTTACTCTTGAGCTGAAGAGTCGGATTCTTGAGATGAATAAAGCGAAACCTCGTCCTTCCGACGTTTAACCAGACCTGGTAATTCTTTGCCTGCGGCTTTGGTCCAAGCCATAAACGCTTCCGCAGCACCCCCAAAGTCACCCCTGTTGTGCTTCATGCGGATGGTGCTTTTTTGGAGATTTCCGAGTCCGACATTGAATGAAAAGCTAACCAGGGCATCGAAGCGGCCTTGAGTGAGATTTTGAGGGCAAAGTCGTAACACTCCTCGCTCAAACCTAACCAAGTCGTCTGCAAGGATTGAATCCACCTCTGCCATTGAGAGAACTCGGTCCCATCCAGCAGGGATTGGTAGGTTCTTGCGCTCATCTAGTTTGACTCCAATATGCGAAGGGTCAATAACGTGACCAACCCCAACAGTCCACAAAAGAGCAGGACAACGATAAGGGCGAGTACGAACTCCTTCATGGTGCTTTATCATCTTTAGACATTCGGCACTAATCTTCACTCAAACATTCCCGCAAAGGTAATGATTAGATAGTTAGCCGCCGCAGCCAAGATAAGGCTTGTGGCGACAGGGTATTCGGCAAACAAAGCGGCAAACTCCATCATTTCTTAGCCCATCCTCTAGAACCAAACCAGTAGCCAATAATACCGCCAAGCATAGCCATTTCGTCTTGGCTAAACACTACGTCTGAGAACTTGAGAACGTCGTCAATGCTCGTAATAACTCCTGGCAGGGAGAAGATGTGCCACATAATCCAGACGTTGATTGCCACGAGTTCGAGAACCAGGATGTAGGTAATAGTCGGTCTTACCGTCCCGACATAGTTCACCACCCACTTGCTAGACTTGTCTAGAATCTTTGCGTCGTGGGCTAGAGCTGCCTGCGTGCAAGCTCCATTTCATGCTTCTTATCCGCTTTATCTTGGAAGAACTCCAAGACTTTAGGTAATCCAGAGATAAGTAGACCGCCGAGGGTAGATAACAGACTTAGCATTACAGGGCTCCCGTTGCTTTTAGTATTCCGTAGACAATTGCTGAAACTAGAAGAATCCCACCCCACTCCCGTCTGGCCTGCATACGGTTGCGGTAGAACTCGTCGTTGAGTTCCCGGTGGTCTTTACGAAGTTGGTTGATTAAGGATTTGACTTCCGAGACAGCGGAGCGTCCAAACTCCCTCTCCACCTCTCGGTACATTGCTTGTTCTGCGTCGCGGATTTGTCGGATGATTCGGTACTCATCTACCGCTTCCATCCACACCATGTCGCCACGGCGCATCATTTGTTGTTGTTTGCGTTTCCACGCTACACGGGCTTTTGCTTCCTCGTCTAAGAAAGTATTGACCTCCTTAGCGGTTTCTTTTATCTCACGCCCGACCTTGACTGCTTCTTTTATACTTCCTAGTGCTGCCCGTGTTGTCTCAATCGGGTCACTCATTATCTCCCTATACTTTCTCTCCTCTGAAGTAAGCCTCTCCGTCTATTACTTCGCATAGTTCTGGCGGCAGTAGTTTGCCATTGTTAAACGTCAAAACAGCAAAACCGCTACACCAATTCACGGGGTTACATTCCGTGTAGGTAAATTGGTCTCCGTAGGGTTCTGCAAGGGTCCCGGTATCTACCCCGTATCGTCGCCCGTCATAGTCCGACCACGGGTAAACCTGGAGCTTGTGAAGGTGTCCGGTGACGATGCTTCTCCCAGACTTGAGCGTATTGTTATACGTTGCGTGCTGGCCGTTATGCCACCTGTGCTTCACAACTACGTCATCGTTTATGTCTACTCGCCAGCCCGTGTGCCAGCCGGGGAAGTAGTCGAATAGTCCTTGGAAGTCGGATAGCTCAGGAGCGTTGACAGCAATATAGCGGTGCAGCCGGACATCGTGATTACCAAAAGTCCAGAAACAGCGAGCGTTCTTGGTAGCGTTCCTAATCTCATCTAGACGGTCCTGGCAGGCTTCTATCTCTTGTTTAGGGGTAGGGGGGTTAGTCCCCATAAGAGGCTCGTGGCGGCTGATTCTGGAGCCGTCAAAGACATCCCCGTTCAGGATGACCGTCTGGGGCTTAAATTCGGTCAGCAAGGCGATGAAGGCTTTGTGGGCTACCGTTACCTCACCGGGCCAGTAATGGCAGTCAGAGGCCACAAAAACCCGCCCATTGTCGACTTGGTGGGAAAGGATGCGTTTGTTATCAGGAATGATAGTCTTTACGACCGATTCCTGTTTGGCGGCAAAAGAGGGTAGGGTTATCCCTAACTTCTGCTGGATGGCGGTTCGTCTCTTGTAGACGGTGGTGACATCCATTCCCAACTCTTTAGCGACATAGGTAGGACTACCCAAGCGTTTCAGAGCATCAATTATTTTCTCGTCCGGTACTCTTGCTACGGCCACGAATCCCTCCCAAGCGCATAGTGTCTATCGGTTCATGGGTAATACGCGCAGGAATGATAGTCCCCTCGTAAACCCAGAGACCGTCACTTCTAAGCTCAAGAACGGTAACGTCGGTATCGGAGTCCAGTTCTCCACCGGACTCCAAAACCTGTAGCATTTTCAAGCATTTATCCCAATCTCCGCAAGCCCCATATACAGAGTTTTTTCCCCTGCGGAGTTTTTCCACGAGATAGAAGGAGTCGTCGCCGCTAACCATCGAATCTGCGGCAATTTCTCCCGTAGATACTTTGGCGGCAACGGTTGTCATTTAGTAATAAGGTTTAGCAGTAAAAGAATGATGCATCCAGCAGAGCCAATGAGGATTTGTTCTAGCCGCTTGAGTCTTGCGTTTATCCCAAGATAGCGTTCAGCGCAGACAGCTTCGTGGGTGTCAAGTTGACCTTTGACCTCGACGATTGTCGCCATTATTCACCCCAGTTTTGATTCATAACCACGGAAATTAGCGCAGGAACATCTGCACAAGCCTGAATAGCAGTCTCTAGTCGGCCACACTCAGCCACGATAGCGGCGCGTTTAGATACTACGCCAGCAGGAATCTCGGTTCCGCGCTCGGCCTTGCGAATGACCATCCAATCCGTCTGAGCCAGCATCTTGCCTGCTGTGTCTTTAACTTGAGCAATCCATTGGCTCTTCAGTCCCTTTGTAATAATAGGTTCTGTTGCATCTTCTGGTGACACGGTTACATCCTCTAGCTGCTTAGGATTACCCACGCCCCAATAGAATCTCTGGTCGTATTGCTCTGGGTCTGCCACCTCTATTACACCGAGTTGCTCACGCAGGGACGGACTACGAAGATTGGGATAACGCACAGAGTTAATCGTCTGCTCTGCGTCTATGTTGATTGGGTTACCGTTTAGTAAAAACATAATTGCTCCTATCGTGCGAGGGAGTACTTAAAGGGGTTTTCTGCTACTGCCATATATATGTAGGTAACGCTACTGCCGTTTGTTCCACCATTACCGTTTCGTAACTTGAATCCATTAGCAGTAACATCTATGTCCGCAGAGTAACCATCCTCTGCCGAAGATAAGTTTGCTTCCAAGTCTTTTGTACAGACATTGTATGTGTCCCTAGCGGTGTCATAAATAAACCAATCATATCCAGCACCGCCTGTGCTACTAGCCTTAATCATCACCCACCTCGGCCTAAACCCTAGATATACAAAAGGCCCATCCGTAGAACCATTGCGTAACTACCAAAGGCAGAATAACCAGCCACGGGTGCGAAACAGTAGGCTACATAAGTATTTGTATTACCATTCACGCCGCCGTAAGTGCCAACCGAAAACACAGACGATGTTGGCATCGTTGTATTCCACATGGATACTGCTCCACCAGAACCTTTTGCGTCAGTCAGGTTTAAGTTGATGTAATCGGTGTTGCTTGCTGCGCCAAATGCAGTATGCCAAACAAACCAACCATAAGAACTGGTATTTCTGTTTTTTACAATAATCATCTGTGGAGCAGCACCCAAGCCATGCCCAATTGTTCCAGCAGAACCTGTACCCGTATAAGTAACAATCGAGAACCCGCTAGTAGTGTTTGCTCTTACTGTGCTGGTAATAGTACCAGCCGTGTTGGTAGCGTTAGAGCCGCCTGCGTTCCATTGCCAGCCTACAAATGCTGAGCCATTAAAGTTGGTCGTAAATGTTGAACCACTTGTTCCAAGTGAGAAACCGTTGCTATTAAAAGCCGTAAGACTTTGAGCATCGGTGACTTCAGCGTTAGTTAGATTTGACCTAAGACCAATTGTTGCGCCACGCACAGCATCAAACAGAGCATTATCGTTAGCATTTGTTCGGTCTTTAATCCACACAAAATCAGGTTGCATTGAGCCGCTGTTTGTAATTGACCTAGCTACTCCAGTCCCTGTATAAGTTGTAGCGTCAAAGTATTTATTCGCCTGTGTCGTACTCGTAGCACCTATGGTTGGCGTTGGGAGGTTCTGGGTACACAATGCCTTA